TTAGTCGCTAAGTTGGTAAAAGCTGATGCGTCAACGTTAGAGGCAATCTCTCAGCTACTGTCGAAATAGGCATTGACTTTAGATGTCGACAAGTAATACAATAAGTCTAGGTACTTCACATAAGGAGATGTTACGTTATGATTAAAACATTAGTTGGCGTCTTAGCTATCGGTGGTTGGGCGCTGTATACCATGAGTCACCACGTTGAGGATCCGAAAATTACCGAGAAAGATAAGCAGCAAGCTGCAGCCGTTCATCATCTCAGCAAAGCGGATGAGGAAGTGTTAGCCGTCAGCAATATGTCCCACGATCAGTTCTGGGCATGGGTTTCAAAACAGAATCCTCATGAGGAGCTTCCTCCAGAAAAGGATACATTCGAGCACTACGACCAAGCAACCTTGGACGGGATCACGGCAATGATGAATAAGGATGGCGACTCTGACTCCCCTACTTCTAGTTCGGCTCAGGATACGTTGAACAGCGGTGATGCTAATTACACCGGTTCAAGTGATGACTCCTCTGTAGGATCCGTTCAAGACGAGTCAGGAAGCAAGGTTACTGTCCCGGCCGGTTATCACTGGGTTAGCGGATACACGACCAAGCGCGGAGTACACGTCAAGGGCCATCTCTCCAGGAACAAAGGCACCAAGAAGAAGTCGTCAGCCAGCACTGATCTGTCGAAGCCTACCTTCACTCATCACCATGACGTAGAGCAACGATCCATCACCAGTAAGCAAGACTTCCCTAGTGCGACCATCAGCGGTAGCGATCCAACAATAATCATAGGTACACATTAAGTGTACGTAGGAGGAACCGATAATGTGTATTGAATACATTTGTGAAAATAAAGATTGCGGCTACACGTTCCTGGACGTGAAAGTCCTCCCCTTCTGTATGTGTCCGAAATGCGAAAGTTCAACGGAACATCACGAATGGGAAGGTCTTCCGGATGACTAGTCGACAAGTAACGAGGGGTTAATTCCCCTCTTTTTTCTTTTTATTCGTAAAGTTTTCTAATACTTTTACGAACAATCCGTTGACTAAGTGTTTACTTGTCGTCTATACTGTAACTAATATACCAATTATTAGGGGTGGTTTAGGCGTGAATAGGCCAGAAGACATAATTAAGATGACTAAACTAGAAATAGAATCTTCATCAGAAAGAGCAGCTAAACTATTTGATAAGTTTACAATAGAAACTAGGACTAAGATAACGATAAAGCAATCTTTTATACTAGGGTACCTACATGGACGTGAGCAAGCGTTGGATGAAGTGGGAATATTCGATGATGAAGATGACGATAGTAAGATATATGAGATACTAAAAAGTGATAAATATAATAAAAATAATAGATGAGTGTCAACGTACATACTTATAGACAAAAGGATCAGACGGAAATGTCTGGTCTTTTTTTGTGTTTGCATGTACACATCATGTACCGTATAATGGACATATAGATGGGAGGAATCACAATGACTGAAGAAATACCAAAAATTAATCGTGAAGGCAAGTACACGGACACTTTCGTCCGGAAAACGGTATATATCGAGGAGAAGCTCCTGGAGATCATCCAGGAATTAGCGTCCAATCGTAAAGGTGAGCAGACGCGGATCATAGACGCAGCTCTACGGAGTTACTTGTCGAATCCGGATAACATCGCTAAGCACTCATCTGTAGAAGATTGGTGGAAGAAACCGTTCTGGAAAGGAATCACCATCCACCCTACCGACGAATAGTCGTTGTCAATTTATCTCGAATGGTGGTACAATTTAGACAAAAGAAAAAACGCTGTTTCATCTTGGGGACGAGGACAGCGCTTCTCTAGAGCTTTAAAAATCACAGACAAAGACAAAAAAACAAAAACAAAAAAATATCGCACCGAACGAAGCAAAAACAGGTTGGCAGCCGGTTTTAGTTCGTGACCATCAATTGGCAGTTGATAGTCGAGGTACAAACAGAGTAAGTCGCAACAAAGGGACTAGTCTGTAGTTATAGTATTCGTTATTTACGTTTATTATAACACGCTTCTACCTCCCCTATCAACCCCACTCGACTCTTGTTCTGGTGCAATTTACTTAAAGGAGCAAGTCACATGCAAATCACAGACAAAGACACTTCATTATTAGGCTTATTATTCAACGAAGCACCGTTACTGATCCGTAAGGAGTTAGCTACCAGGCTCGGTCTTAACGAGGCAATCGTACTTCAACAGGTTCACTTCCATATCCAAGGCAAATATAAAACCGTAAAAGAAAAAGATCGTGCAGATGATCGTTCATGGATTGAGGGTACGTTCTGGACATATAACAGTTACCCAGAGTGGCAAGAGTCCGACTTCCCTTTCTGGTCAGCTAGTACAATTGAACGTACTTTCAAGAAACTGGAAAAACAAGGTATTCTACGGTCAGGAAGTTTCAACAAGATGAAAACGGATCGTACTAAGTGGTACACAATCAATTACGAAAAGTTATCCACAGTATTAACAGGTGAGGAAACAGCTGAAAACGTTGATGTAGAGCAATCCATCAAAATGATGGGAAGCGCCGTTGAGCAATCCGTCAAATTGACAGAATGCGTGGTTGAGCAATCCGTCAAAATGACAGATTCCAATCCGTCAGATTGCCGTGAACCAATCCGTCAAATTGACAGCATCTTACCTAAGAAGTCCTTAGAGGTCTTTACAAAGAACTTAGAAGAAGAAGATTATAATAAGCGCATGCAAAATTATCGTTTGGTTCGAATTGAATCTATGAAACTATCAATTGAATCCGTGACCAACTTCCCTTCTTCTGTTTGTGAAGATGTCGCTACTATTCTATTTGATGAGAAAGAAATAAAGACTGTGTCATTGAGAGCAGTTAAAAGTGCGTTTGGTAAGTATAAGAAAAACAAAAAGAACGTGGGTAACTTAGTACCATGGTTTATTACTACGTATGTGAATGCAGAAATTGAAGTTTCAGTGGATGATTCAGAAACTGAGCAACCTGTAGCAACTGGATCAGTCCCCTTCTATAACTGGTTAGAACAATAAAATATGTACTTGTCGACAGTTTTCCGTTGACGTGTTTACTTGTCGTCGAGTATAATGAAGACATTAGCAAATACATATAACGGAGGTTATCGACATGGAAACTAAAAAGGTTATCGGTTATGTACGTGTATCAACGGAGGAACAAAAGAAGCATGGTGGCGGCCTGGAAGTACAGATCGCTGCCATTGAAAACTATTGTGCAGCCATGGGTTGGGAGTTACTATACATCGTAAAGGAACCGGCTGAGTCCGGATCATCTATCGAGAAGCGTAAGAAGTTCATGAACATCTTAAACAGCCTTAAGGATCCTAATCGTGGCTTCGATGGTGTTATCTCTACTAAGCTAGATCGTTTTGCACGTAATCTGAAAGAGTTATTGATTATTCACGATGATATGTTCGAACCGAATAACTGTGCTCTAATCAGCATCAAAGACCAATTCGATACAAGCACGGCTCAAGGTCGTTTGTTCTTCCAGATCATCGGAGGCTTTGCCGAGTTCGAACGTTCTGTAATCACTGAGCGTACTATGGACGGCATCACTCAAAAGGCCGAGCGTGGCCAGCATGCCTCTGGTCGAATCGCATTAGGTTACAAGTCAGTGATGGTTGACGGTAAGAAAACGTTAGAGGTAGATGATTCCGAAAAAGAAATCGTTGAGTTGATCTTCCGTCTCAAAGACCAGAACCACCTGTCATTCGGTAAGATCGCGGACTATCTGAACGACAACGGTTATAAGCCAAAGCGCTGGACTCCAGAAAAGCCGGTGCAGTTCCACAATAGTTCCGTCCAAGTCATCTATAAGAATCCAAAGTACAAAGGCATCTATACGTTTAATCGACGTGGCGAAGACCAAATCGTAGTTGAAAACGAAGCATTACGTATCTTATCCTAGGAGGAGTTTTAATGAAAAAGTATGAAAATAGTCTGGATGGGTTTAAACAGTACTGTAAGAATAATCCGTTAATGTTTGCTGTTAAGCCTGTGCATTATGTTAAGAATGAAGAACCAACACTTTATGGAGATGACTACTATATCGCTTTGTCTATAAACCCTAGAAGTAAAGAAAAATCGAAAAAACCAGTAGGCACTTTAGGCAGAATGGAAGGAAAAGTAGATGTTATATTAAGAGTTTACGATAAGAAAAATAATACATTTAAGAAATTTGACGGAATTGAAGCCGGAATCTTTCATGCTTACTTTTCTGAAGAAATACACAAATTTGCAGTTGTCAATTTTCTCTTTATCGAAGATTTGTTTGAAATCAAATAACGATGATCCGTGTCCCCTACTCCGGGATGCGGATTTTTTTTTATTTCTGCGTTACAAATCCCCAATTGGGCCGGACTGTCTATCAGAAACAAATATGTAAGGAGCGATAGTCATGGTCGAATTAGAACAATCCACTGCAATTGAAGCAATTAACTCTGTAGGCAAAGAAGCTTGGTTCCTGTACTCAGGCCTCCGGTTTATGGCGATTGATTCCGTAGTGAACATCACACATGCGGAAATGGCCGAGCTACTGGGAGTGTCGTTGAAATTCGTACAGCGGCACATCAAGACTCTCCAGGACTTCAGAGTTGGTGATGAAACATTAGTCCGTGCAGTTCGCACAGCCGAAGGTTATTCCTATGAGGTTACTGCGATCAAAGTAAAGCGCGGCACCACTCCTTTATTGAAACCCAAAAAGAAACAAACCAAGGTCTCCCCTACTAACGAGTTGTTCGATTACTGGTTGCAGAAGTATCACGATGCTTATGGTGCTCCGTACCAAGTCACTAACTTCGGTAAGGAAAAAGGCCATGTCCGTACCCTAGCGTCACGTTACGGTGCTGACGTCGAGATGATTAAAGCAATCATGGATGTTGTCATTCGCCTATATCCGACCAAATGGAAGACTGCACAGTTCGCACGTCCTACCTTGGGTGCGTTAGTGTCGTGGTTGGCAGCTCAAGCAGAACCGATGGCACGAGCTAACCTGGAAGCGGCCAACGATGCAGATGTTGTGATCACGAGTGAAGACGGCGAGGATGTATTCGCGGCTTACGATAAGCATTGGAACATTGGAGGGATTGAGTAATGAAGGCACCAGTATTAGTACCGAAAAATGTAGCAGAGGCATTAGAACACATGCTGAAAATACACGATACGAAATCAGCAACATTAAAAGCCATTCAGCAAAATGGTGATATTGGCAAAAATAGCACGTTGATTTACCAACACTTCAATCGTGATATGGAACAGGTATTTGATGCACTGGCTTACGGTTATATTGTCGAGATGACTCCTGAGGAAAAGCTCCGTGAGTACTATAGCTCCCCTAGTACGAAGCTCTACGAACAGGCGGTTATGCGTACCACACTGACCATTATGGGTCTCAAAGTCGAAGGAGTGAATGCGTAATGAACGAAACTACTAAACGTCTAAAGCAAATCAAAGCCAACTGTAAACGTGGTCGCATGTCCTTTGAAGATATGGATTGGTTGATTGGTGAGTTGGAATTGTTAGATGCAATGACCACATTACAGAGTCATGTAATTGAAAGTGCCAATAAACGCATCAAGGAGTTGGAGTCTGATGGACGAAAAGATCGCTAAGGTCTGCCCAGCACGGCACACTTGCAAGCAGCATAACATCCTTTGCGGCAGTGGCTGTCCCCTGTTCGTTGAGTTACGGTATCAAACCGAACTCTCCGGGATCCCGAGGCGGCACCGTAAGTTCACGATAGAGTCCTTACCGGAAGATACAATTCGACTTGCGGCACTAAAGACATATAACGAAAACATCATTCAACGTGTTAAAGCCGGTCAAGGGCTGTATCTACACGGCAACACGGGATCCGGTAAGACCACTGCCCTTGCGGCCCTGGCTATGAGCTACATCGTTGAGGCCTCCAAAACAGCGTTACGAACCGGTCAACGTTCAGTTCAGATGGTTCTGTTCCTAAACGTCCCTGAGTTACTGGCTGGGTTGAAACGTGGGTTTGACGATCCAGCCGAGCAGATCATTTGGGCGTCAAAGTTATCCCTAGCACGTAGGGTTCCCCTATTAATTCTCGATGACATCGGTGCAGAAAAGCCGACAGAGTGGGCCCGGGAACGCCTAACAGAGATTATCGGAGCTAGGTATGATAACGAACGCACTACCCTAATTAGCAGTAATTTAACCTTACCGGAGCTCAAAGAGCACATCGACCCTATAGGGCGCATCACGAGTCGGATCAGCGGCATGACGATCCCGATGGAGTACAAAGGTAAGGATCGGAGGAAGCCTATATGATTGA